ACTTTGGATCTATTAGATATGGTAATACAGATACTAATTTTAAATATAGCACAAGAAGATCATTAGATTTAATTAATACAGATACTGGTAACGTTAATTTTTATCTTAACTTAAACAATATATCTGGACCTGCTGGAAATTTTATGTGGTTTAAAGCAGATACTCCAAAAATGACTTTGGTGACTAACACAGGTAATTTAGGGATTGGAAAAACTAACCCAACGGAAAAACTACATGTTGCAGGTATTATAACAACAACATCAAGTCTCTTTGTTGCTACTGATTTATCTGTCAAGGGTAATCTTGAAATGACGGGAGCATCGTCACAAATAATTGCAAATCAAGTAAATGGAACGTTTACTGGTAATTTAACTGGACTAGTCAACGCAACAACAGGTGTCTCAACCTTCAAGTCAATAAGTGTAACAGATAAAACAAATACACAATTTAATGGTTTTGGAATCAACAAGAACCCTGATGCAGGAAATATGGTTGATATTATTGGGGATGGTGGTGAAATTTCTACAAAATTATTTGTAGCTAATAATGGAACTATTGCTATTGGAACCGACAGAATTGATGATACTGTTAATATAAATGCACTACAATCAAAAGCAACATTTGGTGCAGTCGGTGTTGGAACCACAAACCCACAAGCTGTCATAGACTTTAAGTATGCTGGTCAAAGTGCTGCTGGTGATGCTGCAAATCGAATGTATGCTTATCTACCAGTGATTAATACCACTCAAGTAAATGCATTGGTTGGAATGACAATTGGAGCTCTGGTGTTTGACAGTCAGTCAGGACAACTTAAATTTTATAATGGATCTAATTGGGTACCTGTTTAATTAAGAAAAATTATGGCATTACCAACATCAGGAAACTCAATAAGTTTTTTACAAATTAAAAATGAATTTGGTATTCCTCCAGCATTTTCATTTGGTGCTTATCGAGTTCAGTGGAGTAACACCGCCAGTGGTGGATCTTTAAGTAATCAACCACTAGATACTGGAATACCTCAATCAGGAGAGATAAAGTTTAGTGATTTTTATGGTAAGAAACTTAATGTGGTGGTTAATTTTTATGATCAAGATTTTGTTACAAGTATTGGTGGGTTTCAGGAAGATATACCAGGTAATGATGATATTGTTGGGGCAAAAGTTATAGCAGATGTTAATAAACAAATAGGTGCGAGAAAAAAATTATATACACCACAAGCACACACCACCAATACTTGTGCATTAGTTACTGGTGATTGGGCAGCAAATCAAGAATTGACAATTAAAGTTGGACCTGCTGGAGCAATTGTAGGTGCTGGTGGAGATGGTGGAACAGGTGGTGGAAGTGGAAATATTGCTGGTGGAAATGGTGATGACGGATGTTCTGCGATTGGAATCAACAAAGCTGATACTGTTGTTTCTATTATTAATGATGGTCAGATAAGAATTGGATTTGGTGGTGGTGGAGGTGGAAGTGGTAAGGGTGAAAACAGATCGTCAGGTAAAAAAAGTTCAACATATGTAACCTCTAGTGGTGGAGGAGGTGGCGGTGGTGCTGGTATTCCTATTGGAATAGGAGCAGGTGGAGGTCCTGACCCAAGAGCAGGTGGTGCAGGTGACAATGCTACGAGTTTCCTTGTAGGTGGTGATGGAGGAACAGCTGGTGACAGTTCTGGTGCTGGTGGTCATGGTGGTGACTATGTTGATGGTATAGGTGCTGGAGGAAGAGCACCTAGTGGATCTGCTGCTGGTGCAGCAGGTGGACAGGGTGGATTACATGGATTTACCATTCTTACAGTACAAGCAACAAATCCCACATATTCAGGATCAGGAGTTCTGCTTCCTGCTAATAGAACTCTTCAGAATCAAACCAATATAGATATTTGAATGAATGTTCCGATTAATATTATTTTCAAAGTGACTAAAAATAACCCTGAACAGAGACAAGTTCATATAAGAATGTGTCGTCAGAATTTACATAAACCAATTGATGAAGTCGCTGCTCTTGTGGTGCCGTATGATCGTCTAGATTTTAGTAGTGTAGATAATTTGGAAGAGAGTTTAAGAACTATAGTTTCCTACAAGGTATTGTCTGATTTACAAAATGAGAGTATAATACCAGAAAATGAATCCAATTCCGAAATTGAGTCACTAGATTTGGATGACTTGGTTGGAGAAGTTATTTCAGTTCCGTTTGGATTTGATAATAAATTACAAAAAATTGATTTATGACAACATGCAGAAGATTTTATAGAGTAGGAAATGATTTCTCACTATGTGTTAACATTGGAAAAAAGGATTATGTTCTAGCAGAGCATCCAGTTGATTCAAATACAATATATTATTATGGAATCAAGGGTAGTGGTAAGTTAGGAACAATGTTTTCTGAGGATTATGTAATGGTGAATAAGGGTGATTTTGTAGACGTTCGAGATTATTTGCATAAGTTCAGAATGTTTCATGCACAGGAGGACTTTCACTTAGTTGGTTTTAATACTCTTGATAAACAACAGAATTGGGAAGGGAGACTTGTGCGAAAGGATGAGACAGTATTAGATTTGAAACTCATACGAGATTTACAGAGATCTCCTTTTCTTGTATGTTTAAATGGAAAACCAATAGTTAATGGTAGAAATATGAGGAGATACGAATATGCTGAACTTGACAGTGGTAAGGAATATAATGTAGAATTAAATGAAGGTGCTTTAGGACTTTTCTTTCGAAATTAATGATAACAAAGAATGACTTAGAAATATTATATAATTGGGCAAAAGACATCGAGTTTCCCTGTAAAACACCACCTGTTGTGGAAGGATATTGTAATAAACCAATAGATTATTATTGGATTAAATCTGTTAAGAAATCAACTCTAATTAGAGAGAAGTTAATGACAGATAGGGTGCGTGAAATTTATCATAATGATGATATATTATTTTCTAATTATGTTATATTTTATCCTGGAACTATACTCAAACCTCACAAAGACCCTGATATTCTAAGATACCCATACAGGAGGATTCAAATACCACTTGTTGTTCCTGATACTAAGAAGTGTTACATGGAGTGGATAGATATAAAAGGTGGGATAAGTTTATGGGAAGAAGGCAAACCACAAATATGTGACGTTATGAGATACACGCATCAAGCATATAATTATTCTGATAAACCTTTAGAAATATTATTTGTTGATGTTGAACATAACACACAGGTTGAGTTGTGAATTATTATACATACCTTTGGTATGGTTGTTCGGGAAGTTCTAATATTTTTTGAAGGGATTCTGTAAGCAAGTCAATTATCATGCAATTTGAAACATTTAACATATTTCCAACCACAATATATGTGGGTCAGATGAATGACCACGAGAAATATAAGAGTGACTTTTATAAGTTATATCCAAAATTTGATTATGAAGAGAGTGAAATTGATAATACTGTAAGTGAGAATATTGTTAAACCACTCATTCATCTAGAGGATAGTCTGGATGATTTATTCAGAGAGGTAGTATCTCATGTAAAAACATATGTTTGTGATGTTTTACAGTATCGAGATATATTTGACTATGCAATTACAAAATCATGGTTGTCAAGAGCAAGAAAACCTCAAGACCAAATCAGATGGCACATACACTCTACGAGTCATGTGTCATTCGCATATTACTTAAACATGCCTGACAATGCACATTGTATTGAATTTGAAAATAGTTGTAGTAAAAATATATTATTTGGTGCAATGAATGTTGAAGATGATAATAAGGAGAGAACAATAGTCAACAAATACAATGAACTCAATGCACAAACTTTTTTTGTTCATCCACCAGAGGGTTGTATTGCCCTATTTCCAAGTAGTTTATGCCACAGCACACGATTCACAGGTTGTAATTTTACAGGTGAGAGACTTGCCATAGTGGGTGATGTGACCACAATACTGAAGGATGATGAGTTTGGTTATTCTGTTGGTTACATATCAGACAAATATTGGAAAAAATTTAAAAGTCAATGAAATAACTGTCATACTCGACTTGATTTTAGATCATCACATGCTATAATAATATTATCAACAGAGAAATCATGGAAGTCCAAGCACACGGAAATTATTTTGAAGACATCAAGATTAGAGAAATTACAGGATTTAGTAAGGATGAGTATGATTCAATGAAGGACAACGGATATACTTCATCAATGGACATTGTAAAAGGATTACATTCTGATAAAGATGTAAGTATTAAAACTGCGAAGGGTAGAAAAGTTGATTGCGGAGATATTCTTAGAAGAAGATCAGAAACAAAGTATGATATTATTATTGGAGTATGGGATCAGGTCGGAGACAAAAAGATATTTCATACAGAATATACATTTCATATTAAACCAGAGCATGAAACACTTTTATGGGGTAAGATGAGTTATGAAAAACTTAGAGAGTTTAATGACTACATTAAATCCATACCAGAGGGTAGAACTGCACAACAGAACACAAAGGTTGAGAGACAATTATTGAAGACGATTACAGAAGATGCAAATGCACAAATGAAGATACATCCTAAAGTTGATAGTAAGAAACAACGTAGAGTTCAATGCTCATTTAACATTGACAAATTGATAAAGTCTGGTGTAGAATATGAAGCAAGACCAATTAGAATTGTGATAGAATCAAAGACAAGAACATTTAATAAATGAGAGCATTTTGTCCACCCAAGAACACACCAGAGAAAGATTTGGTAATGACACCACAGTATCTTGCCAAAGATATAATCAATCATTATAATCCCACAGGCATAATACTTGACCCATCTAGGGGTGGAGGTGTTTTCTATGATAATTTCGATGCAGTTTATCCACATACAAAAGATTGGTGTGAAATAGGAGAAGGCAGAGACTTCTTTACATATCATAGAAAAGTTGATTGGATTATCACAAATCCGCCATGGTCAAAGATGCAGAAGTTTTTGGAACATGGTATGAAGATTGCAGATAATATAGTCTATTTGACCACAATTAATCACTACA